AATTGATGAATTTGTATAGCTAGCCGCTGATACTCCAGAGTTAGCTAGTGTTAATGCTCCGCCAGATGCGATTGTTGCATCGCCTGACATGTCTACTTCTTCAAATGACGTACCGTCTGCAACTAACATTTTGTTAGCTGTATTTGTTGGTAATTTTAATTTAGATCCAACAGTCAAATCTCCTATCGTAGACAAATTTGAATTAACTTTGTTACCAATGCTTGTAATATGGTTACCCATGTATCCATGCGAAGAACATTGATAATATAAAATGTTAGGTGTTTCTGAGTCTACAGCAATTTGTATATAGTCTCCTGAACTACCACCAGAACCACTTGTTGTTACTCCTGTTGTGTAAGCTGTGCTTTTTGCGGCGTCTAAATAAAATCTTAATGGATGTCCTGAGTTACTAGAATCTGAAATATCAAATTTGTAGTAATATTTTCCGCCTGTATCCACACCAGAAAATCTTAATGCTGGTGATTCTAATCCATCAAAAAAATATGCACTACTACTAGAACTTCCCCCTGCTGGATAAGGATGATTACTTGTTTTTGTTCCAACCTTAACAGTAATTATTTTTGGCGCTGACGAAGAACCATATTCTTCTGGATTTGGTAAACCTATCTTTGCACCTGGCACAGTACAGAATACTTCTGTTGCACCTGCAAAGTTTACAGCAGCATCACTATTAGAACTGGAGATAATATTAGTTCTAGCAAGTGTACTTGCTGATCCATTTAAAGTTCCAAAACCAACTTCAAAGTTATTTGTTCCTGTTTCAAAGATACAGTAATAAGTAGTATTGTCTCCACCGATACCTGCAGCAAATGTTTCAAAACCTGAAACTGCTCCACCTAGTGTAAACGTACCTGTTCCAGTAGTAGAACTGGATTCTTTTACCCTATCGTTTAATTTAAACGCCATGTTATATTCCTATTACGATGCTAAACTTATAATTGCATTAGCTGGTGTTCCTGTTGCTGGGAATACTATTTTAAAGTCTCCGTTTGTAGCAGTCTTGGACCCACCAAAATCTAACACAACACATAACTTATCGCTATTGGTGTCATTGTATATTGCACCGAAAGCAGCTGTAAAAGTTGCACTAGAAAATGTTAAATCATCAAAATCAACGAAAGATGTAGCACCTGTTGTAACTGATTGGTTTTGTAAAACTAGACCAGTAGTTGTGTAGTTACTACCACCTGATGCACTAACTTCATTAGTAGTTGAGTACGCTGTGCTTGATGTATCGTATGGGTTAGACGTGTACAAAGCTAATTTAAAACTGTTTCCACCACTAGCAAAGTTATGCGTGCCAGAAAGTAGTTCACCTTTAAATGCATTTGGTATTACGTTTGCCATTTATTATCTCCTTATTATGGTGATGGTGATTGCAAAGGAGTACGAATAACACCATCTTGGTATTCGTCTCTGCGTCTACGACCCATTTGTTCGACCGCGTACGATTGTAAAGCTCTTCTGTAAGATCCTTCGTAGTATTGTAACATATCTGCGGGACCTTTCAAGTATCCATATGCTTCTACAAGACAAGCATATAAAAGTAAATCTTGATATTTATTTGAAATATACGTTCCATTTGTAGCTGCTGCAGCTCCTGTTGGTTGCGTAGTATTTGTTATACTAAAAGGTTGTTTTACATATGCTAATGTAATTTCATACTGAGCATTTGGTGTAGGTGCTACAACCCAAAAATTAGCGTCCCAGTTAGCATAATATTTAGGAATTCCTGATTGTGTTGCAGGAGTATCGTAGTAAGTTGCCATATAACTAGCATCTTTTTTTTCAAGAAAAGTTTGTGTATTTGGCGTAACATTGGTATCTTTTAATTGAACATATCTAATACTTCTTAAATCTGAGGGTATTGTAACGTATCTGTTTCCAGTAACTAGGGTAGATGTAGCGTAAAATCTGTTATCATCACTATCAGCATCTCTATATATTCTATTCTCTCCGTTTTTAATTATTGTGTCTAATACAGTTGAAGATAAAACTGTATCATCAACCTCTGTGTAGTTTCTAATATCCGTTTGTAAATTAGATAAAGTATAAGCCATTACTCAGCACCTTTTTTGTGTTTTTTGTTTATCTTATCTTGTTTACGACTTGTAACTTCTTCGTACAACTCAAGATGTTCGTCTTGTTCTGGACAAGCACATTGTTTAATACCAAGTATTTTACAAATAAAATTTTTTATTTTTTTTATCATGATGTTAATGTAACTGGTCCTGCAGACACAGTTGGTCCTCCTGATTCCTCTGTTATACTAGGTGTTGCACCTAATGTAAATGTATACTTATCTAATGTTGTTACTGTTATACTAAAACCACTAGAGTTTTCGTAAGTTGTAAACGCTACACCACCTGGACTACCCTCTACGTTTCTAAATCTAACTGTATCTCCCGATGTTCTACCATGATTTGGTTCTGTAACTGTAATTGTTTGTGACGATGCAGTTATTGAAAAAGGATTATTGCCTAACATAGCAGCAACTGCAGGTTCTATTCTATCAGGTCTTACGTGTCTTAATGATATAGAATCACCATTCATTGGCTTTGGTTCTAATTGTGGTTGTTTTGGTTCAAACTCTGAAACATGAACAAAGGCACCGTTCCATTCTCTAACCATTTCTTTGTATGGAAACTCCATACCTGATCTATCAGATATTGCTCTTGCATATTTACCTGTTGCGTACTTTGCCATTATTTTTTACCTTTTTTCTTTTTCTTCTTTTTGCCACCGGGTCCTAAAGGTTTATCTATTAAACCACCTTTTTTCTTTTCATTTTTTCTTCTCTCCAATTCATTCAAAGCTATTTCTCTAATTGCTTCATCTGAATTATTTATTATAGACTCTAAATTTTTTATGGTGTATTGACCTATGTTTTTTTTAAACTCACCTGGTTTCATTTCACCATAATCACCTACTTTAACTTTTGTTGTCATTATGATCCTGGGTAATAAGCTTTAGGTGTAATGTATGTACTTGAAGCTGACCCATCCTCCTGTAACGCTCTTTGAAACTCGTCTTCGTAAACTAACTTCATGCCCTGCATTAGTTGTGGTGCATATTTCATAGACAGATAATAAGCTAAACCTGAAACCATACATGGTACAAATCTAAAAGGCATATCAGTTGCATTTGTATAAGACCCTGCATCTTGTATTCTTTTTATGTAATAGAAGTGCATATCTTTAGATGCATTTGAAGAATCTGGTGTAGGATAAACACTAATACTTACATGATCTATAAATCTTTGAACCCAGTATTGATTAGGTGTACCTTTAGAGAGTTTGTTAGAAAAACCTGCGTAAGTAGATCTATCTACTTTAGTCATTGGTGAATCTGATTGTGTTGTTTGAGTTCTATTAGATCTTAACTGTGCTTCTAAAACATCTGAGATACCATAGACTCCGTTTGGAGTAGAGACAGCACTTGTGCCGTCACCAGATGATCTAAAAAATTTATACTCTGCTTGACCTTCAATTAAATCTAAATCTAATTCATCTATTTCCCAATAGTGAATACCTCTATTGCCCCATTCTTGAAGCATTATATTTAGAGATCTTCTTGAAGTTTTTAACTGATAACCAGATACATTTTGAATACCTAATCTTTCAAAAGCTTCTTCTACTATTTCATCAATAGAAAAAGTTTTATCAAATGTACTTGTGCCCGAGGTAGTGTTAGCCATTTAAACTCCTAGCCAGTATAGCCAATAGTAACAGATGAAACGTTAGTCATAGTAGCATGAACACCGTTTTCGAATCTAATGCCGTTTCCTGGAACATATATATCTAAACCCTCTGTACCAAAATCAGCTTCAAAAACTTTATCTCCTGAACTACCGGACGAAATATCTCTTAATACCAATACAGAAGAGGCCACACCATTTCCTTGAATGTAAGTTATTCTACAAGGTCCTAAATTAACGGAACCTCCAGAAATAGTTTTTACCTGACCTGTGCTTGCTATATTTGTAAACTTTTGATCTGAACTCATGTTTTCTCCTTAAAAATTTATGTGGGGCCGAAGCCCCACAAATTATTTATTAACTAGCGTCAGACGAGCTTGATATACCAATGAATTTTAAAACCATTGTTACACCAGATGCTCCTGGATCACCA